GAGTTTGTGCTGAACACTGATGTGGATGGTCTACTGAACATGGCTGAATCAAAATCTGAATTGGCTGACGTGCAGCGTGAAGGTCTGGTGTTCAAACAAAATAATGGCGGGTTTAGTTTCAAGGCCGTCAGCAACGCCTATCTCATCAACGAACGCTAAAGCGGTGTGATCATGGGCAAGTGGACCAGTGTAGTCAAAAAATGCACATCTGAAAGGCAGTCATGAGTGAAGGAAAAATCCCACGCGATCTGTTTGGCACCGAGATGAAGGTAGGCAGCTGGGTGGCCTATGGTGATGGCAATCGGGTGCGTATGGGACGCATCATCAAAATCACCGTTAAGATGGTCAGGGTGCAGGACTTCAAGCGTCCCCAGAAAGATCGGCGCACAGATCGAGACACGGGTAGCCTGCGTTATGCAGAAGAATGTGTGGTCCTGGACGAAGCACAAGTAATGTGGTATATGTTGAAGAATTCTTGACATATACATCATTGTCCTATATACTAATCAAATTATCAGGAGCAAGCCATGGGTATGAAAACTAAAACTAAACGTAACCCTATATTCATTGATGAGAAATATACCGGACCAGAACCTGAATGGACTGGTAAGGAAAAGCTCACTGATTCTGAGCTTAAGATTGAACTGCTCAAAGCATTTCAGTACTACAATTATTTTTACAGCAATAAAGATTTCAGAGCCGAAGTAAATGATTACCTAAAAAAGTCAGGCAAACTGACCAAAGAAGAACTTCGTATTTACAAAGCCAGCAAGGAATGCTGGACACCTGTTCAGGTTGGTGCTCTGATCAGAATGCTTGATCGTGGTGCTCCACTCCGAGCTAACCAAATTGACTACATCTTTGACAAAGTGCGCAATGCCATGGGCACAGTTACTAAGTCTGACATGGCTAATGCTGACTTTGAAGAACAAGCTGATGCCGCTGATGCAGCAAACAAAGTCAAAGCCAAACCTAGTTTGTTTGAAACTATTCAATCCAAGCTCACAGAACAAGCGCAAGCTCTGGGCGGTGAGATCGAAGGCCAGATTGATATGGTACTGTTAGGACAAAAGCCTGACCTTAACGTCTATAAATGGCTCAACGAAAATCAAGTAAGCCAGCCTGTGGCCAACAAGATTAAGTTCTTTTTTCAGGCATTCTGGTCCGACATCAAAGAAGCCAAAGCCAGCGAAGACGAGCAGTTACAAGAAGCCTATAGCAACATCGACAAGAAAAAGTACAAGGCTTTTGAAACATTCTTTGAAGGAATGTTTGCTGACTTTGACAGCTATAACAAGTCCAAGAAAGCAGAACGTAAACCACGCAAGAAAAAGGCTGTAAGTGCGGACAAGTTAGTGGCTAAACTTAAGTATGCCAAGGACTTCAAGGAACTTAAGCTCACAAGTATCCGTCCAACGGAAATTGTAGGTGCAGAAGTGCTCTGGGTTTACAATACTAAGACTAAAAAATTAGGAAAATATTGTGCAGAATTTGGTGCCCAGCTTAGTGTCAAAGGCAGTACTATCCTGAACTATGATGAGGGTCAGAGCTTATCTAAGACACTTCGTAAGCCCGAACAGAAACTGCCAGAATTACTCAAGGCAGGCAAAGTTCCGCTTCGTAAGTTTCTAGAAGATATTAAAGCTACTGCTATCAAACTAACAGGTCGAATTAATGCTGATACTATATTGCTCAGGGTAACTTAATGGTGTTGGGTCCTGGCTAAATACCAGACAGGACCCAAAACATGGCAAGCATAGCAGAACTCGACCTTACTAAAAATGCTCTCAGAGCCAAGATCACAGACTATATTCGTCTGATGCTTGGTGATCAGATGGTGGATATAGAACTAGATCCAGAACACTACAACCTGGCCATAGATCAGGCCATAATTAAGTATCGTCAAAGGTCCCAAAATGCACATGAAGAAAGTTATGCGTTCCTAGATCTTTTAGAAGAAACACAAAGCTATACATTACCATCAGATGTTGTTAGTGTTAGACAAATCTTCAGAAGAGGTATTGGTAGCGTTACTGGTACTAGTGCCAGCCAGTTTGAACCATTTGCTTCAGGATATTTAAACACTTATATGCTTGTAGCTGGGCGTGTAGGTGGATTGGTTAACTATGAACTGTTTAGTCAGTATCAAGAATTAGCCATGAAAATGTTTGGTGGGTTTATGAATTATACCTTCAACCCAGTTACAAAAAGTTTGACGGTTATTCGTAAAATACCCAAGGTTACTGCCACTTCTGATGATAGTACTCTGGCTGTAGCAGAAACAGTATTACTTTGGATTTACAATTACAAGCCTGAAATAAATCTACTTTCAGATCACATGATCTATCCCTGGATCCAGGATTATGCTTATGCTCTTAGCAAAAAAATGGTAGGCGAAGCTCGTGAAAAATTTGCTCAGATTGCTGGACCACAGGGTGGCACAAGTCTTAATGGTGCGGCATTAAAGGGCGAAGCTCAGGCTACTATGGATCAATTGGAAAAAGATTTACAAAACTATGTGGATGGTTCACAGCCCATAACCTGGGTTATTGGTTAACAAACAATTTGCTTTTTTCATTCCTATAAATTATAATCACCCCAACAAGGGTTTTTTATGACAACAATTATTGGTGTTTGCGGTTTCATTGGCTCAGGCAAAGATACTGTGGCTGACTACCTGGTTAATCAGTATCGTTTTAGACGTGACAGTTTTGCCAATAGTCTCAAGGATGCAATCTCGGCAGTATTTGGTTGGGATCGAGAACTGTTAGAAGGACGTACTACAGCAGCTCGTGATTGGCGAGAACAACCTGATATTTGGTGGTCTTATAAACTTGGTATGCCCATTACACCCAGATGGGTACTCCAGCAGTGGGGCACAGAAGTGTGCAGAAAGGCATTCCATAACGATATCTGGATCATAAGCCTGGAAAATCGTCTGCGCCAGAGTACTGACAACATTGTTATTTCTGACTGTCGTTTCCCTAACGAAGTATTAGCCATTAAGAATGCTGGCGGCAAGGTTATTTGGGTAAAACGAGGAGCATTGCCAGATTGGTATGATATGGCCTTAGCGGCCAACCAGTCTGATATACAAGCACACGCCTATCTATCAGAGCATAACATTCATGCATCTGAAACAGCCTGGGTTGGTACCAAGTTTGATGCTGAGATAGATAATAACGGCACTTTAGCAGAGCTCTATGTTCAGGTAGACAAACTGCTCTAAAAGTCTGGTACTAAGTCGCCTTGTTTCCAGGTTGACCTAGTTACAGCAAGCTCTACATTACAATTAGCACATACTGACTTTAGGTTAGTAGGTGTTACATTTTTACGATTACCATCTAGATGCCAGACAAACATCTGAGCTTGTTGTTTGGCTTTAAAGCCACATTTTTCACATAGCATTTTCTTCTTATAGCCGGCTCTCTGCCAGGCTACTTGTTTAGTCTTGTTACGTTTAATGCAGCTATTACAACGACTGCGATAATGTTGTGTACCCTCTTTGATATAGTTAGGGGCACAAGCATTAATACCACATGATTTGCATACAGGATGGCTCATAATCTAATAATATTTATGCCATGTCTTTGCAAAGAGCGCAGTATAAGCCCATTTTCAGCCATATGCCATAAATATTCGTATCTAGTAAAGGATATAAAACATGGCTTCATTAGTTTCCCCAGGCGTAAGTGTTAGTATAATTGATGAGAGCGTATATGCTCCAACCGCGGTCGCTACCGTACCCCTAGTGTTTGTTGCTACAGCACAGGATAAGCTCAATGCTTCAGGTACTGCTACTGCCGCAGGTACTACCGCTGCAAACGCAAACAAACTATTCCAGATCACCAGTCAGCGTGATCTAACAAGTACTTTTGGTGCTCCTACTTTCTACAAAGATAGTAATGGTACACCACTACATGGTTACGAAGTAAATGAATTTGGCTTATTTGCTGCTTATTCAGCTCTGGGTGTAAGCAACAGAGTGTTTGTAGTTCGTGCAGATGTTGATACAGCCCAATTGGTTGGTACATCAGTACGTCCAACAGGCCCAGCTGATAACGGCACCATTTGGTTTGATTTAGCAGGCACTAACTGGGGTATCCAGGAATGGGATGCTGATACTAAGACATTTACCAATATTTCGCCTATCGTTATCACAAGCACTGGCGATTTAACTTCTGGTGTGCCTAAGACAAGTATTGGTCAGATTGGTGATTATGCAGTGGTAACTACTAATACCAACAATCCAATTTATTATAAAAAATATACTAATGCTTGGGCATACGTTGGGTCATCTGGTTGGCATACTGCTCATCCAGTAGTACAAGGAACAGAAACAAATCCAGTTTTAACATCTGGTGATACAGTTCTTATTAACGGAACCACTGTTACACTAACTGGCACTACAGTTTCTAATGCAGCAAGTCGTATTAATGCTGCTAATATAACTGGTGTAACTGCTTATGACAATGCTGGTAGATTAGAAATTTTTGCTGATACTACAGCTAGTTCAGATGGTAGTACTGCAGATGGTGGCGCAAATGTTCGTGCAGGTAACATTGGTGATTTATTAGGCGACGTTGGTATCACTACTGGAATATACTATACTCCAGATTACCAACATTCAGAGCACTACAATGTTCCAGAGTGGAAGAGTTCAGATACCTACCCACGTCCAAGTGGCAGCGTATGGTTAAAGACAACCAGTGCTAACTCAGGTGGAGATTTCGTTGTTAAAGTTTACAACACTCTAACCGGACAGTGGACCACTACTGCTGCACCAATTTATGATACTGACTGGGAAGCTAGTGCCGTATTAGACCCAGCCGGCGGCGGTGCTAATATTGCTGAAGGTAGTTTCCATGTTAATGTTGATATAGCTAACACTAATGTAGCTAATTTTACTTTATTCAGAAGAGCGGTCAAAGGTGCAACAGTAATAACAGGTACCGTAGCTAATCCTACATTTACTGCCAGCCATGCATTCCAAATTACCGTAAGCCAAGTTGG